AACAGCACGAGTGTGCCTTCGGAATCGTGCGGGATGGCGATGAACTCGGCGTCGATGACGGTTTCCTTGTCCTTGGCAAACGATAGGGCCAGCTCACCCTGGTTACCGCCGACAATGGTGACGCGCACATCGCCGTCTGTCGCATCCTCGTGGACAAACCGGACAATATAGCGTTTGCCGTCCTGGTTGCCGACACCGCCGATCTTGACGAGACGCTTTTGGGTCACACCGTTTTCCGTGACACGGGCTGTGGAAATGAGCCGTTTCAGGGTGTCGCCGTTCCAGGTCATGATGCCGCTCTTTAGAGACACCTCTTCTTTCGTGAGGATCTGCTTTTTCACGAGCCCCAGATCGTCCTCAGCAATATAGAATGACGGTTTATAGCTGAGGGTTGCACCGCCCTGGATGTAGCCGAGGAGGTTCCCAGCAGTTTCAATAATGTTATCGGCGGGTATGGCACCGCTGTACTCAGTGACGTACAACTTCCCGCTGCCCAAGATGATTTTTTCTCCGTTTGTTGACATAGTCTCTACTTCCTTTCTGTAATGGTAAATTCATAATTGGTCGAGAAAAACTTCTCGCTCTCGATCCAGTCGCGACTTCTTGTGTAACTCATCGGCATGTTATCCAGAAGGCGTTCGATCTTCGCTTCGTTTTCCAGATCGATATTTTCCGCATAGAACTCAATGCCGATGTTATGGGTGATGAGGTTATTTTTAAGGTCCGCGCCGCCTACCTCCACATCGTCCGTGTAGACGATCGCTGGCAGCGGCATGACACCCAGAAACCGCTGTTCGCGGACGGGCAGCCCGGCCTTCTGCAGTAAGGTCTTAACGTCCAGCATCCTGCACCGCCTTTTCCGTCAGCTCTGGCATACGTCGCTCTGCCAGCTGTTCACCAAAGATGATGTGCGGGAACGCACGCGTGCGGCCGCCGCCCCTAAGCGCATGACCGTGCTCCAAAAGATGCGTCAGGCGATAATGCGGGCTCTTGACATGCCAGACGCGGCTATGATTGTACCTGCTGCCGGTATTGATCTTCTTAATGTGAAACGTCTTGACATACTTGCCCGAGCGCTGCCGGAACGTGACACGACGCTTGATCTCGTCATTGACCTCGGCCGCCACGGTCTCGACAGCCTCGCCTATCTTCTCTGAGATGGCATCTGAATAGGTCAGAAGTTCCTGCTCGATCGCAGCTGCCAGCCGGTTAACGTCCATGGTGCATCACCGCCCTTAGCTTCAAGGACCTGTTCTGGTACATGAAATTATCAATGCTTTTCACATCGTAGATCTGGCTGCGAAACAGGATGCGCGTGGTTTGTGGGGCCAAATTAGCCAAAACGGATGCATAGCGTACGATGAAATCTACGCTGTTCTGCGCTTGTTCGGCGGATGCCGCCCAGTACTCGCTGCCGGAGAGGCCATTGACCTGAGCTTGACACAGGACCAGGTCGGACCAGGCTTCGTTCGTGTCCATCACTTGGATGGTAATCTGGTGCCTCAGCTTTCCTGCTTCCATGTCAGAACACCTCCACACGGTACGGCGACAGCAGCGCGTGCACAGAAAACGCCGTCTGGTCCTTGGCCGTGCCGGTCGCTTCGCGGTTTTCGTACCAGTGCCCCACCAGTAGGAGCATCGCCTGGCGGATTGGCTCCGGCAGAACTGCATGCCCGGCGACGAACCGGATCCGGATGGGAGATGCGGGATATGGCGTGAACACCGGCCAGGACATGCCATACACAGGCAGAACCCGGCCGGGTTCACGATCTGTATCCACGAGGTAATTGGATGTTGGTAAAATCGTCTCCGTTCCAGTGCTATCCTTGTACCCGATCTCCATAACGCTCCGAATCGGCGGGCATGGCAGCAGAATTGGGCTGTTGACGGAGAACCGGTCCAGATACACTTCCAGTGTCTGTTCGGCCAAAGCGCGGCGGGTGAAATTCTCACAATACGCCCTGGCTGTCTTGACCAGGCTCAGGAGCAGATCGTCCTCGGTTTGTTCTTCCGGAAGGCGAAGGTGCTGCCTGACCTCGACCAGTGCAACCGGTTCTGTTTCGATCGGGGTGATTATTTTAACCATCAGGCGAGCACCTTCCTCTCAGAAATTTTTTGATTACGAATCAGCCATCAGGCCGGCCGCGATCAGTTTTGCCAGGAGTGCGTTAAAGTCGGCGACCAACCCGGCGATCGTGGTCGCTTCGCTGTTGGCCTGGAATGCCGCTGGTTTGAGCTGTGTTCCAGCAATGGTCAGCTTGCCGCCGGTAGCGATGTCCAGTGTTCCCCCAATGACGGTTGTTTCGCCGCCCTGTTCGGTGTAGTTTTTTACGTTACTCATGCGTTGTCACCTCACGCTTTCATCTGCAGGACCTGGATGGCCTCTACCAGGACCAGCTTGCCGTCGACGCGCTGAGTGGCTCTGAAACCCACCTGGCCAGTAGCGGCAAACAGCTCGTTCAGGCGCTGGAAAGATCGGCCCTGACGATCCGCGATCCAGTAATAGCTGAAGTCACCGAAGGCGATGGCCTTGGCGGCGGCAGTCATGGTGGGTACATATGACGAGGTCTTGAGCGGACGGTTGAGGATGGTGTCGGGTGTGCCTGCCTGCAGTGAAGGCTGCCACAGGTACTGGCCAGCACCGTCCTTGAGTTTACGGATGACCTTGACGGTTGCTTCGTTCATGGTGAACACAGCATTTCGCCGATACGGCGATTTCAGGGCATAGTACAGGTCAATAACCTCATCGGCTGTGACGGCTGTGCTGCTGACAGACGTGATACCGACCGTTGCGCCACCAGTTGCATTGAAAATGCCGGTGGGCTTGCCTGTGCCATTACCGATGAAGAAGGCCTCTTCTTCCTTGGTACCGATGCGTCGGGCAAACTCCCGGGCGATGTACCCTTCCAGATTGAAAAAGCTGTCGTTTAAAAGCTCTTCCGAGACCTTGATCATCGTTGCCAGCTTGTTCGCGCCGATAGAGACCTGGTCGAACACGTCGTCGGCATCGGGAATCTGGCCTTCCTCATCCACCCAGCTGGCGGTACCTTTCGAGGCGACGACAGGGATCTTGCGGTCGCCGGATGCTGTGTAGATCACCCGAGCCAGCTGGCGGAAGATGTTTTCTTCCTGCAGTGCCTCGACCAGCGTGCGCTCAAACTCGTCAGGGACCAGGTACCCGCCTTCTGAATCGGTGCCTATCTGCAGGGCGTTCTGGACATCGAAGGCGTTCTTACTACGCATGACACGCCAGAACGCGGATTTGTACTCATCTGAGGCGCGGCCGGTCTTAACGTCGGTGCTGGCAGCGTGTGGCTGGTTACGAATCGGGGTGTTTACCGGCTTACTGAGTTCAAGGTCCAGCGCCTGCTGGCGCTCAAGACGGTCGATCTCCTTACCAAGACTGACGACATCTGCTTCCATCTTTTCGTACACGGCTGTGTCCTCGGCGCTGATCAGGCCGTCGGTGCCGTGCTTGCTGTCGAGGAACGCTTTTGCTGCATCCCAGGCTTTGGCTCTTTTTTCACGTAGGTCTAAAATCTTGTTCATGTGTTTTGGCCCTCCTTAAGGCTGAATCAAATAGAGCCGCTTTTCCAGCGACTCAATCGTGTGGGTGGGTTGTTCTTGGTTTTCTTTGGGTTTAGGTCTGGGCGGCTGTCTGGGCAGCTTACTGAGGAGCGAGTTGGTAACCGCAGCACGGCTGAAGATCAGTCCCGGGCTTGTGTCTTGTGGCTCGCCTGTGAACATGATGCTATCGGCAAAGCCAAGCTCGACAGCCTTGTTGGCGTTCATCCAGGACTCTGCGTCCATGAGGTGTGAAAGCTTGGCGCGTGACAGCCCGGTTTTCAGCGCATACGCATTGATGATACTTTCTTTAACTTCATCCAGCAGCGCTTTGGCCCTGAGCATTTCCTCGCTGTCGCCGATCGCGATTGTGGCGGGATTATGGACCATGAGCATTGAGACCGGCGACATCTGCACCGTGCTCCCGGCCATGGCTATTACCGACGCGGCACTGGCAGCGATGCCGTCGATTTTCACGGTGACGTGGCCGGGGTAGTCCATGATCATGTTGTAGATTTGCGCTGCAGCAAAAACATCACCACCGGGTGAGTTGATCCAGACGGTGATATTGCCGCTGCCGGCCAGTAGTTCGTCCTTGAACAGTTTCGGTGTGACCTCATCACCCCACCAGGTCTCCTCAGCGATAGGGCCGTTCAGGTAGAGGGTGCGCTCTGCACCGTCACTGTCGCGTACCCAGTTCCAGAATTTATTTTTCATTCGTTTTGTTCCTCCTTCGTTTCGTAAAATTTCCCTGATTTTGAAAGCGGCAACATATTGCCATTGACCAGATACAGGTCACCTCCGAGTTCGGCCGGGATAAGGTTCATGTTTTCAAGCTCCCGTATGTCATTACTGGAAAGCCAACCATTCTGGCGGCCGGTAGCATAGCCTTGCATACGGCTGGCATAATCACCTCGCAGCAGTCCGTCCAGGTTGAATCGGACAAAGTACTGCTGCTTTTCTGATGTGGAGAACAACGCTTTCTGGATTGACATTTCCCAGCGGATCACCCACGGGTCGAGCGTGTACTTCACGAACTCCAGCGACTGCTGCTCAATGTTGGAAAAACTGGACTTCTCCAAGTCAGCCAGCATATGAGGGGGAATTCTAAAGACACGGGCGATCTCGTTGATCTGGAATTTTCGCGTCTCCAGAAACTGCGCCTGTTCGGGGGGGATGCCGATCGCCTGGAATTTCATGCCCTCCTCCAAGACTGCCACCCGGTGGGCATTGGAGCTGCCCTGATACACAGCGTTCCAGCTTTCGCGCACGCGTTTCGGGTCCTTCACGACGCCGGGGTGTTCCAGGACACCGCCGGGGTTGGCACCATTAGCGAAAAATGATGCGCCATATTCCTCGGTGGCGATGGCCATGCCGATCGCGTTCTTGGCCATCGCTATCGGGGAGTAGCCGATCAGGCCGTCAAACCCCAGGCCGGGGACGTGAAGCACATCCTCCCGGCGAAGCGAATACACACCGCGATCGGTCCTGTACTGGTAGATGATCTCGCCGCCAGCGGCACGGTCGACCGTCATCTTGTCCGGCAGCAGCGGGTAGAGGGATAGGATCTGACCGCGACCATCCCTGATGATCTGAGCATAAGCGTTGCCCCACAGGAGGAGATGACTCATAAGGGTTTCACGGAACACGAATGAAGTCATCTCGGAATTGGGCTCGTTATGCAAAAGATAATACAGCGGGTGATCCAGCGCTTTTTCCTTACCGCGGTCGGTGTAGCGGTAGGTGTGAAGTGGTAGGCTAGCGATAGTCTCCGCCAGGATCCGGACACAGGCATAAACGGCTGTTGTTTGCAAGGCAGTACGCTCATTGACAGCCTTGCCACTGGATGTGCTGCCGAAGTAAAAGCTGTAGGTGCTGCCTGGCAGTATGTTTTTCGGCTTGTCGCGGGCTTTGAAGATGCGATTGAAGATAGTCATTGAACGCCTCCTGCTTGAAATAGAGTTTGGATTATTTTTTGAAGGTGTTTTGTTGTCAATACATATCGAAAACGAGCAGCCCTCTTTCATCATAAATAGAACCGCTGACGCCTGCGCTGCCATTCCTCAGAGCCCTATCCAATGCCATGATCGTCGCCACCGCACCGTCGATCCGTTCGGTTGATTTCTCCTTGTCTGGCTTGATGTTACCGGCCGGGTCCGTGCGTACGTAAATGTTATCCATCATCCAGCGAAGAACCGGGTGACCACCATGGGCTAACTTACCCTCGAGCGTCAGCTTCATCAGTTCCTTTGTCGGCGGCGACATGTCCTTGAATCCCTGGCCAAACGGCACAACTGTGAACCCCAGACCCTCGAGGTTTTGCACCATCTGGACTGCACCCCAGCGATCGAACGCGATCTCGCGGATGTTATATCTTGTACCAAGCTCTTCAATGAATCGTTCAATAAAGCCGTAATGCACCACATTACCTTCAGTGATTAAAAGGTACCCTTGTTTCTTCCAAAGGTCATATTGAACGTGGTCTCGCCTTACCCGCAGATCGATATTATCCTCCGGCATCCAGAAAAACGGTAGGACACTATATTTCTCATCCTCATCGGTTGGCGGATACACGAGTACAAACGCCGTGATATCAGTTGTGGATGAAAGGTCCAGCCCACCATAACAGACTCTACCTTCCAGACTCGATGGGTCGACCGGGAATGCACAGGCGTCCCACTTGGCCATCGGCATCCAGCGCACGGACTGTTTGACCCATTGGTTCAGGCGTAACTGGCGAAAGCTGTTCTCTTCGGCTGGATTCTGCTTGGCAGACTCGCACGCAGCTTTAACCTTGTCGATCGCGACTGTTATGCCCAGGGATGGGTTTGCTTTCTTCCAGACCTTGGGATCGGTCCAGTCATCATTTTCCTTTGCACCATAGATCACTGGGTAGAACGTAGGGTCGTGCTTCCGACCTTCCAGAAT